AAGGACGTGCGTTCATCCGTATCGAGGTGGATGAATTGAGCGTAGACTTCCATATCTTCAACAGCAAGTGTTCCCCATGTAATTCTCAATTCAACATCGTGGTACTGAAGCGCGACCAATGGGAGCGCGGATTGGGCGTTTTCACAAAACGAAAACCTGAGTGGTACGAAAAAATTTGTTTCCGCGTCATAGGCTTGTCTCGAGTTGGTTTGATTCATAACAGTTGGTGCAAGATCGGTCATAAATTCAGATTCTTGCGTGTCGATGACTTGACCACCGATTAAAAGTTCAACTTTGCTGACATAGTCTTTCAAGTTCGGTGTTCCGTTTGCTCTACTCGCAACGTAGACGTATCCGAGCATATCACCTTTACGCTCGAACCTAACGGTGGACATACCACCAGTAACGGGGTTGCCCTGAACAACTTGTCTTTCGACAGTTTGGGCAAAGTTTGTGTGACGTTTATAGTTAGACCTGAAAAAGGAAACTTCGGGTTGACCGACAATGTGTGCATCTTGGGCACCGATTGCGATGAGTTGAGCAATACCTCCAGACATATTTTATATTATACTAAGGTTTTTTATTTTTAAGCCCATGTATAATATGAAAGATTCAAAAAAAATAATTTACGCTGCTGTAAATGCAATTGCATTCATGTAAATTTTACCTGGTGATACACCCAATTTAGACACGGTCATAAGACCATGACTTCCTGATGATATGGAAACATCGTTTGTAAATGCAATGTAATCGATACCCTCTGTTATTGTTTTCAAGACTTTTACATCAGTACTTGATGCTAAGAGTGGTATGACGACTTGACCACCTATGGGTAAATTACTTATATCAAGTTTATCAATATCTGCGGTTACGGTGACGAGTTCGGCTGCCCCGTAACTTTTATTTAACGCATCTATGGTTATTTTCGTCGTTGATTGATCATACGTAGCTGTTATTTTTGTATTTGTGAGTTGAAGGTTTTGTGAAATGGCATTACCTGTTACAACTACATCGTTTGCTATGTTTGCATCGTTTCCTATATGTGCATCTGCACCTATTTTAATGTTATTTGTTATAACAACCGCGTTCGATGCTCCTGTAAACTGAACAATATTTGAAGTAACATTTGCACCTGCACCTGATGAACACACGTCATCCAAATTGAACGGTGATGCGGCGACGTGAAGAGCACCTATAGTAATGTTATCGGCTGATATATTACCAGTTACCGTGAGTACGTTAGATTCGTAGGTATTAATTGTTAGGTTAGAAACCCCACTTGGACCTCCTGCGGGACCTGGACCTATAGTCACATTTGCGGCATTTTCGTGAATGTTATCGAATGTTGAACCACCTTTACCCCCTGAATCAAAAATTTCTATTTCACCACTACCACCGTATTTTATAGCTAATACGTTTGTCGTAGCTGCCGGTTCTGCCCAGTCTGGATCGAGATTTATCGCATTTTCAACTTTAAACGATTGTCTTGATGATGCGGACGATTTAAGTATAAGTTCGGATGCGTAATCAATTTTCTTATCGGTATTAATCGTAATATTATCACCCGTATATAAGCCCCCTGTAAACTGGATGACGTTTGACGTAATGTTTGCAGATGTAGGTCCATTATTTACGATCGATTCGAGGTTCGAGGAAACGTCGTCCCAATACGGTATATCGTTTGTACTGTGTAATCTTAAATATTTACCTCTATCAGAATGATCTCCCGCTCTTGATAATTTTGCTAAAGTATTATTACTATCGTGATCACCATATAATATATCACCTTTTGCTATTGTTTTGTGGCCCGTACCACCACTTGTAGATGCAATAGGAGTATCTGTACTTATAAATTCTGCTGCGTAAACGTTTGTTCCTACAATGATGTTACCTGTGGTTTCTAAACCTGTTGCAGCATTTTCTATTTTAATTGAATCTGCTGTTATTTTACCCGTTGTTGTGACGTTACCCGCTAAAACGTTACCCCAAACATTTGCGGTAATGTATTCATCACTAGTCCCGTTATTTGGTGTAATAGTCGTATCTGTAGATGCATCTGTGGTAAAACATATCGTATATTCCTCTGGTGAAGCTGCACCTAAGTAACCCGCAAATACGTTTGCGGTTGGTCTTGCCATGTGTTGACCCATATCCATAGTGTCTCCACCTGATACCTGATCATTTCCGTGTGAAACTGCGAATATCTTATCCGTTATAAAATGATCTGTTACGTGTTCGTGTGAAGTATTACCTTGTACTGTTAAGTTACCACCAATAACGACGTTTGATGATATACTTGTAATTTTATCGGCAACATTGTAACTTATTTTACTACTTTGGAGTAACTTTGAGCCCGAGTCTAAATACGGGATAAACGTATCACTTATTTGACTACCACTTCCAATCGTTATATCTTTGGTTTGTATACCTTGACTAAATTGGAGTACATTTGATGTAATATTTGCGGATGCAGGTCCATTACTTACGATAGATTCAAGGTTTGAAGAAACCTCTGACCATGTGGGTATATCATTAGTCCCAAGTTTAAGAAATTTACCTCTATCAGAATCATCTCCCGCTCTTGTTAATCTTCCTAAAGTATTATCAGAATCGTGATTACCATATAATATATCACCTTTTGTGATTATTTTGTGTCCCGTACCACCACTTGTAGATGCAATAGGAGTATTTGTACTTATAAATTCTGCTGCGTAAACGTTTGTTCCTACGATAACGTTACCCGTGGTTGTTAAACTTGTTGCTGGATTGTCAAATTGAATGGTATTTGATGTAATGTTTGCGGTTGCTGGTCCATTACTTACGATCGATTCGAGGTTCGAGGAAACGTCGTCCCAATATGGTGTATCTTCGTTAGACTCACCCGTTTTTCCTATTCTTAAATATTTACCTCTATCAGAATCATCGGATGCCAATTGTAATATTCCCCAAGTATTATCACTAGCGTGATCACCAAATAATATATCACCTTTTGCTATTGATTTGTGGCCCGTACCACCACTCGTAGATGCAATGGCATTTTCTGTTGTAATTGTACTCGCTGAAATTGCATTAGACCCTGCAATTTTACCTAAAAACGCTCCGTGTGTTGTATCTACCTGTACGTTACCTAGAGTTGTAATACTTGTTATTATATTTGAATATTGAATTGGTATAGATACAATGTTACCATTTGTTCTGTTAGCAACGTTTTCTAGTGTAATATTATCCAAAAGTGAACCGTCACCAAGGTATTTTTGAGCATAAACGTTACCCGATGTCCAAAACGCATTCGTTGATTGTGTTGGAACGTTTATTTTAACAGAACTTGGATCGTTTCCTAAACTTATGGTATCTGTTGGTACTAGGTTACCTGCCAATCCTAGGGTGGTCCCTGTAAACCTCGTCGAGTGTGTCCTCCCACCGGTTGTAATATAAGCTGGGTTAGTACCAGTTTGAACACCATCAATGGTAATATTCGTACCAGATATAATTCTTTCTGATTTAGATGTACCTTTAACGTCTAGTAAAGTAGTACCTGGACCACACATAAAAATTTTATCCTTTACGGAAAGGGCGTGTGTGGGTGCACTATTTGAAATACCAACGTTTGACGTTGTTATAAAACCTGTTGTAGAATTAGTAAACTGGACTATGTTTGAAGTTGTGTTACCTCTAGAAGTTGCTTCTTGTAAAGTAATACCACCTAAAAGGGATGTTTTAACACCAGAATCTACAACTTCCTTTGTAGTTGAATTATATGCAAAAAAGTTTGCATTGTCGACATTTTCAACTCTGAGAGGTGACATATAAATGGACCCTGAATTGGGTGTACTAATTTCAGTATTAGACGCATTGAAAACAATCGTGTTTTCAGCCTGGCTATCTGAAACGTGTTTACCAAACCGGATTTTGGTAGACCGTTCGATGGTAGGTATGTTTTTAACCATTTAATATATGTAAGTATTTTTAATTGGCGTATATGAGACCAGCCATTCCATTTTCTATTCTGAGAATGTTATAATTCACGGCATATATCGGATCGTTAATTATCATGGATTGACTGTGTATTTTTGCTGAATCTAATCGACTAAAATTGAGCGTTCCTGTCGGCTGGAGTGAACTCGTCGAAAGACAAAAGCAGTATAAAAAGAAATCGGGGGACGTTACGAATTGTGTGTGGTAATAGTTCTGAACTTCCATAAAGTGCGGTTTTCCCCATTTATAAGGACCTATATCGAGACCGTTAATTTCTAATTTAACCTTGTTACTCGCGGACGTTAGTGCACCTTCAACGGTCGTATCCGAACACGCGAGGTATTTTACGGGGTGATTAAACGTAAGTTCTTGTGTAAGTTCTCCGGAAGGAATACTTTTTTGAACTTGTGTAATGAGAAGGTTATGGTTTCTCGAAACTATGTTACCACGTTCCTCGTTATCAAGGTAATAGTAATTTGAATAACACTCGACGTTATAATTACTTGCTTGTGATCCCCAGTGAATACGTAATTCGACTTCATGGTATCGTAAAGCAATCATTGGTAAGGCACACTGTGGACCTTCACAAAAGAAAAAACGTAACGGGTAAAAGTACGAACGTGCGCTTACACCTGGGTGTGTACCGTTGGAACTTTTAGAAACGTTCGTTGCGAACGTATCTATGGCTATTTTTTCGGTAAAAGCTGCGTCTTGGGTATCTATAACCTGACCACCAATGAGTAATTCGACCTTATCTATAACATTTTCCCAGTTTTGGATATCGAGTGCTTGTGTATTATCATCTAATGTGAAATACGTGTATCCTAATAAGTCACCTGATCGTGGGAATTTGATCGATGACATAGCGTTATTATTCACAACTCCTTGTATCGTTTGTTTTTCTATGGATTGTGAAAAATTAGAATGCCGTTTAAAAGTTGAGCTAAAGAATGAAATTTCTGGGTTACCCATTATGTATTTATCTTGAGCACCAATGGCGATAAGTTGAACAACACCAGAAGACATTTATATTAATAGGAGGTTTAAATTATACGTACGAAAACGCCCTGAAATAATTAATAGGGCAGGTTCTTATTTTTGCAGACGAATCTAAATATTAAACAGGTTTCTCCAGATGAAAATGTTACAGCCGCACCAGTTTCTTTTAATACTTCGACATTTAATCTATCGAGTTTACGAATTGGGTTAAAATATTGTTGAATAACTGGGTATTCATTTTTAAAAACAATGCGATCTGTTCCATCTGTTACGAGGGTTCCGAAAACGCCGTTGATCATATTATCAGTGGATGTATCAAGATCTGTTTTTCCTCTTTGAGAAAAAATAGTTTTCAACTCATCAATTTTGAGGTGAATGAGTTGACTCGCGTCGTGATTATCAATATGAGCTGCTATTAATTGAACCTGGACTATATTTTCGAGTGGTGTTGGAAAGTGTGATGTAAATTTTTGCTTTGAAATCGAATCATCAACGGTATCAACTATAACTGTATGATACTCGTGTTCGAAATCGGGTAAAGTAGATTGACTAGTCACTAAAGCCATTTATATATACTGGAGATTTTACTTCATCTTATAACTCGCTTGGTCCTTGACCACTTTTTGACCCCCACAAATTCCGCCTCGACTATCGGAATAGTAGGCTGTATCGAGACAATCTTCCCTGGACTCCTGGTCGAAAAGAGATTTGTCACTTACCATTTCAATTTCAACTGGTTGGTAACCACTTGTTCTTAAGGCGCCGAGCGCGCACAAAATTAAGAATATAATCACAATTGATTTGAGTGTACTTTTATTAGTAGCGTTAAGTTTCATTTGTATTGAGTAAATATTTTTTTTATAAAGTGCGTTAAAGAAATTAGAATAGTTTCAATATAAAGATTAATGGACGGTGAGATCATCCTAAATCGAGGTGACACAAATGTTATGAAATTGGACGATAGCGAACAGGCGTTAATGAATGAGATCGAAATTGATATTCCAAGATCCCAGCCTGTAAAAAAGCAAATACAAAAAACTATGAAAACTCAATATAATCCCCCACCAACACAATTTTTCCAGGAAGATATGGACTCGTTTGCGAACCCGAATAAACAAAATCCACCTTCTGTACCCCCACCGGAAGAAGTTATGGATTATGGTGAATATGAAGACGAACCGGAACAACAGGGGTACGAGTATGCGGGTGGTGGAGGAGGAGGTGGTGGATATATGGAAGAAGAACAACCTTCACCTGGATTTAAAAACATAGATGAGGAAAAAGCCGATCTCGTGAATAAACTTGGTCGATTAGAAAAGAAGGGGTTTACCGTAAATAAACGTTTGAATGCATATTCTCCAATAGATGAACTTAGAACTGAGGTTAAGCGAATTACGTATAGTATCGATGTTGATAAATCGATAAAGTTTTCGAGACGTATGCTCATTGCTTGTACGACGGGACTCGAGTTTATGAATAAGAAATATAACCCATTTGAAATCCAACTCGACGGTTGGTCAGAAAACGTTATGGAAAATGTTGACGATTATGATGAAGTTTTTGAGGAGTTATATGTGAAATATAGAACGAAAATGCACGTTGCACCCGAAGTTAAACTTATTATGATGCTTGGTGGATCGGCAATGATGTTCCATTTGACGAATAGTATGTTTAAATCGGTGATGCCGAATATGAACGACGTGATTAAACAGAATCCAGGATTGGTTCAGAATATGATGTCGGCCGTTCAGAACACAGTTCCTAAGTCGCAACAACAGGGTGAAGAGAAAGTGGATGCAAATGGGAGAAGAGAAATGCAGGGCCCAGGATTTGACATTTCGAGTCTCATGGGTAATATCATGATGCCACCCCAACCACCCATGAATACGACGAATATACCCCAAGTAGAAAACCCATTAACCGATGAAATCGATATCGAGGACGATATTTCCGATATTGCTGAACCACCAGTCGGTGATACCAAGGAAAGGGGTGAAGATGATAGTGAAGTTAGGGAAGTTAAAGTTACCCAGACCAAGTCAAAAAGAGGTGGTGGGAAAAAGAAAAAGTCAGTCGAAATTAATTTATAAATGATAGTATAAATGATAGGGTATTGTCCTTTGGACGAAGATCCTGTTGAGTTACCTTCGAGAAGACAAGATGTTATTCCTCAGTCAAGGTTACAAAAACTGGATAAAACAAAAAAACGTTCGGTTCTTGGCGAGGACGATACCGAGTGTAATTTCGTTGTCATGTTCTTTATCGCGGGTGTTATAGCACTCGCGGTCATGGACTCACTTCCAGGTAAAAAGTGAGTGATAAACCATCTACCATCCTGCTTTTTTCAGCATGGTAAATGTGATTTTGTTTTTTTAGTTAAAATTTTAATGGTACCGTATATGATCGTAAAAACAGTTATCCGTTGGTATGTGATCCCAGTCAGTCAAACCGTCAGCAGAACCATCTGGTTCTTTCCAAAGACTATATAACGCTTCACCACCACTTTTTTCCTGAAACCGTACGAATATTTTATGGTACCCAGTTTTCAAGTATATACTACCTGTGGTTCCACCGGGGGTTGTGAGTGTACTATTATGACCATGTCCACTGTACCAATAAGCGACTTGAATACCGTTTATGTACATATCTGAAGCATCGTCACTATTTAAACCGAAATGGTGCGTTCCAGCTGTAGTTACTTTTAAATAACCTTCAAATGTTTCGGCAAATGTAGTATCCAAACTGGCGGCCGTGTGTTGTGGTCTACTTAATGATTTAGTACCTGAACTTAGAATTTCGAAATACGTATCCATTTCAGATTGTGTAGTTGGTGTACTTGAACCTGCGTTAGTAAAATACAGTTTTATTAGGTTCCCCTTAACTAAATGTTTTTCATATCGTGCTAAACCAGTTTGTATAGAGTTACAGTGAATGTGACCGTCAACATCGAGTTCGGCATTTGGACTTGTAGTTCCTATACCAACTTTACCCGAGCTTCTATAAATATCTGATCCCGACGTTGTCCAAGGACTCGAACCTCCACCACCACTCGCGTCTTCCCACGCGACCGAACCTGATGAACCACCACTCGTAAGAACTTGACCGTCGGTACCCGAGTTCCCGTTAATTAAGATTCTCTTTTTTAGATCTATTTCATTACTTCCACATGTAATGTATTGAGATGATG